GATGATGGTCGGCGTTACCGGCAGGCGGTTGATGGCCTGCGTCAGCGGGGTGACGCCAAACTGGTTGTTGCTGGATAAGGGCATGGGTTACTCCATTATTTGTATGGGGTGCCAACGTAAACGATGCCGTAAGCATCGCCATCGGCGATAAAATCATCAACGGTCATATTGGCCGCCGCCGCTTCGTTCACTTTTTTCCCGGTGATTTCGCTTTCGGCGACGTAATCAAGGTTAATCACGCAGTTGTGCGGCTGTACCACCACTTCACCGTTCATTTCGTCGGTAAGCGCGACCAGCCACGGATTGCCCTTACGCAGCGTGTATTTCACCAACTGCCCGGCCTTGGTGCCGGGTGTTACCCTGACCACACGGCGCGACAGCGGCAGCGCTTCGCCTTTGAGCAGGTCGCCGGTTTGTACCGGGAAAGTTTCGGACTTAGACATAAGCACCTCCCTTGCCGCGTGCGGCGGCATCGTCCAGCAGGGCATTGCCGCTTGGTTTGTTGTCGTCTGTATGGGTCTCGCTCATCAGCCATCCCGCGGTTTGCTCGTTTTTCGGCGCGAGGTCGGCAATCATCGCCTTGGCGGTTTCGGCGTCAGCGGCGAGCAATACCTCATAGGTTTTGGCAGAGAGGCCTTGCCAGCCCTTGTCGTCCTTGGTCTTGACGTAACCGGCGGCAGAGAGCTGCGCATCCACTTGGGCGGCACGGTTTTCGGCGGCGAGGTTTTCTTTTTCTTTGGCGAGTTCTTCGTTGCTTTTCTGCAACGCCTCAACCTGCTTTTTCAGCTCGGCGATTTCGGCGAGCGCTTCTTCAAGGTTCACATTTGACTCCTGTGGATTGGGATTGTCGGGGTCTTCTTCGTCGCCCAAGACGGCGGCGTAGGTGGATTTGTCCACGCCGGTCGGCGTAAAACTCACCTCGCGCACATCGCTGTTGCGCAGGATGAGGATAGGGCCGGTGACGGTTTGGCCATTGACGCTGGCGCTCTTACCCGCCGGCAGGCTCTCAACCTGCGCCGGGTCAATGTGGGCGCTCATCTGCCAGGGAAAACCCTGGTCAGCCTCTGCGGCAACTTGTTTGCCGTGCTCGTTGTCGAGCAGGGTGCCGCTGATGGTGAGGCCGTCGGCACCAATGGACAGTTTTCCCACACCTACGCGCGCTGCACGGTCGTGCAGGAGCAGCGCCGGTACGGCGTCCTTGTGGGAAAGGGTGGAGAGGTCAACGATGGCGCGCTTGCCCTTATAGACAAAGGGCTTGCCAGAGTGCGCCACGCCGCTGAAGGTGCGCGGCGCGGTGTTGTCCGCGCTGGCAGCTGCGAGCTGTACACCGCCGAGTGGCAGGTGGCAGGCAGGTGTAGGGGGTTGGTTTTTGCGCATGGTGGGTTGCCCCGTGGTTTCGATGGAGCGGCAATATACCGGGCGCAAAAAAAGCCGGTTAGACGACCGGCTTCAGCGAGGGGGATTTTCGGAAATTCCGAACTTTGTTGTTGTGGGGGTGGTTGTGGTTTGTGAATGGGGCGAGAGCCGATTTAAAACCCGTTTAATTCTTCGCCCAGTCATTTAACGGTTTTTGGTGGGCATCCTTGCCTTGGTTTTGCTCTTTAACGGCGCAGAGGGCGATTCAGGCGGTTTTGTCAAAAATAGACTTCCGCATCGGGGTCATGCTCCTTGATTAAGGCCAGCGCTGCTTCTGTGCGTTCGTATTCTGCGTCTGCGGTGTCGTAAGCCAGCGCCTCAGGGATGTCAAAGCCGCCAAATTCCAACACACTAATCAATTCCCGGCTATACGCGGGCGCTTTGTCAATAATAACCAACCCTGGCGGTGGGTATCTGCCGATGTGGCGGGCTGTAATAGCCTTATGGACAGCGGTTTCCAGTGCAGCAACGGCTGATGCGTCGCCCGTAATCTTGCCGCTGCCTTCTTCAAACTGGATTTTGCCCAGCACTTTTTCTTGCCGAGAAAGCACAAAATCAAATTTCATATAGCCCTCCATCGCGTCAATACTGCCAACGTAAAACGGAACAGCGCCTCATCGCTGTGCAGCAAGTCAAACAGTTCCCGGTTTCCTCCCAATAGTGCCTGGAATGACATGGTGAGCATTTCCTTCGGCTGTGGGTCATCTTCATCGCCATAGATTTTACCCCAATAGGGATGAGGGAAAGCGTCTTTCTTGGTGAGCTCGTCCGCGCGGAAGCGTCCGGGTAATATTTCAGCCAGTTTTTCCATAGGCTCACCTTTGGTGCGTAGCTCCCAGTAACGGGCAAAAAGTGCATCCAGTTCTGGCATGACCGCTTGCAGGCGATGCCCAAACTCATGCAAGTGAGTGGATAGCCGGGTTGCCACGTCGCGGTGTCCAATATTGCGCATCAACAGGGTGGCGGTGTCGCCGGGTTTGATTTGTTTGCTAATGGCGGCCTGTTTGAGGGCTTTTTCAATCATCAGGTCGTCATCAATAATTTTTTGGATACGTGCCGCAGATATATTGGGATAGATGCGGGCAAAAGCGCGGTTGTTCATACTTTGCACCGCAGTCACGCCCGCTTCATTGGATTTTTGCACCCAGTCGGCGGGATAACGTCGCAACATGTCAATCACTTCGTCGGCATCCGCTTTGGCGCCCACCACCCGTGCGGTTTCACCTGTGACCACACCTTCACGCTGCATGATTTCCATGATCGCCTCATGACCGGTGCCGCGTTCGATGGCAGAGGCGATGATATCCTTGTATTGCTCGTAGAGTCTTTCGCCCTCGGCGATAATGCTGGCGCTGTCCTTAAATATCCGCTGCATGCTCATGTGCGCCTGCAAGCGTTCTAAATCATCCAACAAGCCACGAGTAAAGGCTTCGCCATGTTTTTCTTGTGCCATTTGCAGCAATGCGCCGAGCCGGTTGCCGGGGTTGTGCGCAAAGGATGGGTCAACACCTTCCGGGTAGTGCTCAACTTCGCCGGTGCGGGTGTTGATATGCTCGACCTCTTTTAACTGCGGGCTCTCGCTGATGGTTTCGTCTGCCGCCTGCCGTCGCGTCAGCGCGCGCACGTTGCAGCGACAACCCCAGTCGTTTGGCGGGAAATGCGTTTGCCAAAACGGGTCATCGACCGGCAACACCATGTTGTAAAACGGTTTGTGCGATTCGCGTGGCTCGCCTGCGTCTGAGGGGATGTATTTCAGATACGGGAACAGCTTTTTGTTTCGCTGGATGCGCTCCCATTGACCGGCAGCGTAGGCGGTGTGCAGGTTGGTGTGGTAGATGGTGCGCAGGCGGCGCGTGCTGCCCAGCTGCACCTTGGTGATTTCGCCCGTTTCCGGGTCTCCCATCACCGCCTGCCCCCACCAACCACGCGCCATTAAATAGGGTTTAAGCCGCTTTTGAAAGGTCGCAAAATCGGTGCCGTTTGCGAGTGCATCGGTCATCGCCGCGCGGGTTTCGGCCAGCATATCCTCGTCCATCATTTTGGCGACGGTAAAAGATACGGCATGCTCGTAGCTGGCAGTATCCTGCCAGGCAAAGCTGATGTGACTGCGCTTGCCTGTGAGGTGCTTGAGCGCCTCGCGGTTGATGAGCGGCTTGTGTTTTTCTGTTATTCCGGCCATGTGTCTGCTCCCGCCTGTCCCGCTGCAAACGCCGCTTTCAGTTTGGCTTCGAGGTCAGCGGTCATGCCGCCATCCGGCAGTTGTAGCGCCGAGAGCGCCGCCTCAAAGTCGGGGTAATCCTTGGCATCCGCCAGCGCGGTAAGGATGGCGTCTATTTTCGGCGCGAGGATTTTGCGATCGTGTGCGAGGTCGCCCTTGTCCGCTGACGGTGCACTCTGGGAGAGGCGCAGCGATAACGCCGCGGCTTCTCTGGCAGACGGCTCGACCAGTTGGATATGCTCTTTCTCAAATCCAAGGACGTCGGTGTAGTAATCTTCGGTCAGCCGCACCTGGCCGGTAGCGAGATACTTGGCATCGCGCTCGGCGCGCTCCAGGCTGATTTCTGTTTCGCGTTCAAATTCAAACCACAGCCCTTGCGGGGCAGGAATGGCAATGCCAAAGCCACGATTGACGGCGAGCAGCGCATTGATGGCGTGCTGTCCGGCGTCCTGCAACAGGTCGAGGTAACCGGTAATGCGGTCTTTGCGCGCCTTGTCGTCGGTTTCTTGCGCGCTGCGTGAGCCGCTGTCGAGCTCCGAGGTTTTCACCCTTCCCAGCAGCAGTTTCTGGATGCGTGCGTTGGCCAGACGCTCGATGCGGGCAAAGGCCTGGCCATCGCTGTCCAGTTTGTGCAAGGCGATGTCGTCGTCTTTGCCGATAACGATGCCGCCCCCGCTCAAAAAGCTAAAAATCTTGTTGGCGAAGTCCTCTACCGTCGCACCAAAGCCACTTTGTTTGGCAACCACATAGGGCTGCGCGTAGCGGCGAATGAATTGCAGCGCGTAGGGCAAGCCTTTTTTGCGCAGCTGTACTGCCGGATAAGCGCGGATGGCCAGCGGGTCGCCTTTGATGTTTTTGCTGTCGGCGCGGCTGGTAAGCAACAGGAATTTGACCTCGCGATTCACGGCGATGTCTTCGCCCCCGCCCTTGTAGAGCAGGGTGCCGTCGGCTTTCGGTTCGTAGCTGTCGAGCTCGCCGCTTTTGTTGGCGATGCGATCCAGCAGCCACAGACCGTCTGCCTCACGCCGATAAACGTACTCGGCCACCGCATAGCCACCCAGGCGGGCATTGATGGCTAAATCGGCCAAGACTGCCATATGACCGCGCAGGTTTTTGTAGAGGCGGTTAATCGCCTCTTCTGGGACGTCCTCGCCCCAGATACGCCAGTTTTTCGAGAGCATCGCCGCACGGATGTCCTCGCGGCAGCTCTCAAATTCGTCATCAAGGCTGGTGACTTTGAGGAGTTCCATTCGCGTCAGCCCCAGATCGGCGAGCAGGCTGTCGGCGGTCGAGTTGTCGGCAAATTGTGAGAGCGCCAGCCCGGTGTCGGTTACCAGCGCTTTCAGGTCGATTTTCGTTTTTTTGCCAAGACCAAACATGCTTGCTCCTTACAGGGTGGGTTCGGGGATTGCGACAGGATGCAGGCCTTGTCCGCTGCCGCCGCTTGCCACTGCCCCCGCCCACAGCATATGCAGCGCATCGGGGCCGTCGTCGTGGTCGGCTTTCGGGTAGTGGCGCAGTTGGTCAATCAGGGTCGCCTGCTCTTGATGCAACAGGATGAGGCCGTTGGCGATATGCGGTTGCAAGGACTCAATGCGTAGCGCCTTGTCGCTGTGCGGGGTCACGGCGCGCGCCGGTACCGGGATACCGCGCGCTGCGCTGCGTTTAATCAACTCGGTGCGCAAAAATTCTTGGAATTGCACCGCCTCGACAAACCACACTTGGCAGTGGTAGCGCTGGTGCAGGGCGATGACGTCCTCAATGATGCGGTCGGGCAGGCGCTTTTTGATTTGCGCCTCGACCACGTAGAGTTTGCCGGTCGCGCGCTGATAGCCGCCGACCAGGATGGCAGAGGGGTCGCGTGCCGCACCGAGGCGGCCAAGCGAGGGGTCAACCGCGCCAAACCACAGCAGGTCGGGCGGCAGCGTCCCCCAGTATTGCAAGGCGTTGGCAAAGGGCGCGTCCTCGCCGCTCACCGGGTCGTTTTGGTATTCCGAGTCAAAGGCGGCATGCCCGTCGCGCGCGCGCAGTTTCATCAATTCGAGGATGGGGCGCGCCCACCAGCTGACCACCGCCCCTTTGCCCCTTT